CTGTATGCTTTCGATCTGCCCCGCGATCGGGGTCAGGATGCGGATGCACTGGGTCCGAAGCGCGATCTCGCGGCGCGACCGATTGATATAAGAGATCAGGTCTTCAGGATTGAGGTTCTTCTGCGCTCTGTCTCGCACAAATCCTTGAAGGGTTCTAAGGTACTCGTCGAGCATTCATCGCTCGCCCTTGGACGACTTGTATTTGGCGACGAAATTGGCCTGAACCGACGCCAAGGGAGCCGTTGAAGCTGCAACTGTCGAAAAATCTGTCCAGGCAACCCCCTGGAAATATTCTACGGCGCCACTGGAGTAATATACCATCGCCGTATGAGCCATCGCGTCGTAATCGACACGCTTCACGCCGTCCGACAGCACCGCACTGATGATCGCCATCTAAGTCCCGGAATTTTTGAGGTTTTTTACGTCATTACCCGCGATCGGTTTCGGTTGATCGGGCCGCCGAGTGACGATCTCCATCGGAGAACGGACGGCTTGCTGACCTGGCGCATTCGGGTAAACACGCGTCGCTTGCGTCGGAGCTTTCTGCGGCGGGAACAGTTTCGACATCTTACAGCTCGACTGCCGTTACGGTAACGTTGGCAACCGTCGTGGTCCCGCCGGTCAGGTTTTCAACGGCCAAGTCCAGCCAATAAGCCGTTCCCGATGTCAGTCCGGTAATGGCCGCCATCATGGTGAGCGGAACTCTGCCCGCCACAGTGGATGCGAGGAACGTCACTGCCTTGGCAACCTGCGTACCGGCAAGCGTCCCGTTATTGGTCGGCGCCGATCCGGTGCCATACGAGAGTTGCAGTGTGGCGCCATCGCCAATCGTGCCGCAGATGATGTCGCCGGTGACAAACACCATGACGGTTCCCCCGGCATTGGGAGTGATCGTCGCAGCAAGGCCCAACATCACTGCGGCGCCGGTAGCGCCAGTTATGCCGGTCTGATTTGTGACCGCCGTAATCGCCGTCGCGCCGGAACACACTTCGCCATCGGCGGTAAAGACAGCCCGGTTGCCGGTGACCATACCGGCTCGCTGTCTGAGTGATTCAGTCCCGCCCGGAATTGCCATCTAAATCTCCTTATTGAACCTTTTGCGCGCCGATCCGATTGGACTCCTCGGCATCGGGGGATTGAGACCAGTTCTCCATCGCCAGGTCGGGATTGGCGGCCGAGCGGGCCATCGTCATCTGCTCCATGAAGCGCTGCATGATCTTGTCCGCCTGATCCTGCATTTGCGCGGTAAGGAACCCCCACCACGCCGCGTAAAACGGTACCGCGAATGTCCAATTCGCCGGAATTACCTCGGGTGTCGTGTCGGCCGTCAATGGAGTCGGAACCCCCAAGGCATCGACCAACGCCGTGTAGGCAAGATCCGGCGTCGGATCAAAGAACAACGATCCGCTCTGCCCTTGCCCGTACTGCGCCCAGCGTTTTGGCAGGTCCATGACGGGAACCACCTTGTTCAATCCGAACTGCCCGATGTCCTCGAATGGTCGTGAGTACAATTTGATCTGCCCAGTGGTGCCGGGTATCTGTACCCACGCCTGCCGGATGTGAAAGACGCCCGAGACGCCCGCGGGCAGAGTCGTGATAGCCGAAAACGGGTAAATCTGCTGACCCGCCACCAATGGAATAGTCGCATAGGCTCGAATGCACCGTCCCTGTGAAGCAACTTGAAGGCGCGCTTGGTTTATGTAAGCCGTCAGGTCGAAATCGTTGAACTTGGCAAAGCCGGCGTCCGTCAGCAGCAGCCGCGTCAGTTGCAGATAGGTGTTCAGCATCAGCGCTGCCCCTGAGGCTCGGCCTGCTGCGAAAGGATCTGCCGAGACGCAGCGGCTGCCGCACCCGAACCGCCCGGCAGGTTGTCGGGCAGCTCTGTCGGCGTCGCGAACTGCCGGCCCCGCCTGACGAGGGACGCGTAGCGCCGCAGCATCATCTCAGCATCGGCTTGCCGCTGAAGGCTCTGCATCGCCAGCCACGCTGCGTAAAACGGTATAGCATCGGTCCACAGCGGCGGGATGGCTTCGGTCGTGCCGTCGCTGACAAGCGCGATCGGCAGGCAAACAACGTCGAGACTCGCGGTTGCTGCCGCGTTGGGCGTCGGGTCGAACCACAGCGTTCCAAGTAACGATTGCCCCTGCTGAGATACCCGAACCGGCGTTCCGGCCTGCCCGTCCCCGAGATAGTATTGCGAGAACCATTCCCACGACCGGATGTCGAGAGGTTGACCGCCGATGCGCATCGATCGAACCGTGATGACCGAGCCGATGCCATTGGTCGGAGCGCCACTTACCGAAATGGCCGAGAAGTTATAGTTCTGCGTGCCGTTGACGAGCGCTAACGTGGCCGGAACCCGGATGCACTCAGCTTCGGCGGCCACCTGATTGCGCGCGATGTTGATGTAACTGTCTAACGTGCCGGTCGCAATGAGCGGGATCGGCGATGATGGTGCCTGTAGCAGCGCCGCTGTCAGTGTCTCATAGGCAGTGAGCGCCATCCCATCTCCCAGCGCTCATCCAGAAGCAGGCTCGGCCTCTGCCGAATCAATTTCCTGAAGCAAACGATCCATGCCCCAGCGCTTATCTACCTTGATGCCAAGGCTCTCCGCCTTCGCTACGGTAGCAACATAATCCGGGGCGCTCTCGGCGGGCATCTCGTCGCTCTCAGCCGACATCACATCATCTACAACGCCATGATGCCCCGACGCTTTTGCCATGGCTCGTACAGCGGCTTCCAGCATCCCAAGTCGGGTTTCGAGTTCGTCCATTGTCATGGGCTCAGCCTCTCAGGGCATCTGCTGAAGGAAAACCCGCGCCGTAGCTGCGGCCACCCAGCTTCCGGACGCCGGGACCGTAGCAACGGTTGCGGAGGTACCGGCGCCGTTGATCGTGATTGTCGGCCCCGCGCCGAGCGGTTGACCAAAATTGTTGAGCAGTACCGCCGTAACGGTTCCGGAGCCCGCCAGCGCCACAGTGGCCGCCGCCGGCTTTATCGAGCCGGCAAGAAATGCCGGATCCCACGGAGAGGGAATGATCGTAACCGGCGGAGCCGTCAGGTATCCCGCGCCCGCAATGTCAATCGTGATGGCGGAAACCGTGCCGGTGCTGAGCGTCGCATATGCCGTGGCCGCAACGCCGGGCGCAGGCGGAGCCGGGAGCAGCACCAGCGGCGGGATGGTATATCCCGAACCCGCAGTTCCGACTGTAAAGGTGCCAAGCGACCCGCCTACTATCGGCGTCCAAGTCGAATTGCCGGTTCCCGCAGTCGCGGTGGTGGTCGCCTGCACATATCCGCTGCCCGCTGCCGTGACTAGGGCCGCCCATGCAGCCCCGGACAGATTGGCAATGCGGAAATTGACGCCATCGCTTATGAAGAACTGGAATCCGGTGCCGGTCGTGCCGCTGTTTACCCCGGCAGATCCGGTCGTCGTGCCGCCGATCGAGTTGACGGCGTTGACGTTGATCCACTCCCCCGAAACGTTGCCATCATACCACTGCAACATGCAGTTGGCCGACCATTGACCAGCCCATTTCCCGGCCGGGACCGGGAATGAACCGGCGCCGGGGAGCGTGAACGCATAAGTCGGAGCCGTTGTCGGAGCGCCTACCAGCGTCGCAGGGAAAAGAAACTGCGGGTATGGTAGCGCTACACCGGGGCCAGCCAGAAGTTGCGGCATCTAATAAGGGTCTCCGTTAGAACGTGGTGCTCGGGTTGACAACGCCTGTCACTCGAGCATTGGACGAGGGCTTGGCGGTCACGAAGTTGTAGCCGAGCACAACAACGCCCTGCTGACCAATCTGGCCGATCGGCACCAGCGAGTAGAAGCCGGAAAAATCGAACGCGGCGGACTCGCTCATATAAAGGCCGGTGTACTTGGTGTTCGGATATTCCACCGTCCCCAGCGGCACAAAGTGATCGGCAAAGATCGGCACCCCAGCGACACTCAGGTTGGGGAACGACGATCGGACGGGCGTGCCCACCGTCATCTCCTGCCCCGGCCTGGTGAAGATCTGCTCGGCGCCGATAAAGTCGGAATTCAAGGTCGCAAAGTCGCCGGGATTCATCAGCACGCATGTCGGGTGCTCGCCGCCGGCCGCGTCGGTGACGGTAATCAGCGAATTGGACATGGTCTTGCGGGTGAAGCCGACCGCGCCGGACTGACCAGCTGAAGCACTCGCCGTATAGAGCTGCCCCTGCAATGACGTGTTGCCCGGCGCCGTGCGGTTGATGCCGCCATAGTTCGCGACATTGGTGCCGTTGTCGAACCCGTCATACATGCTGTTCGGCAACAGCGGCGATGCCGTGTTGTTGCTGTGCAGCAGACCCGCAACGTTCTGCACCGTGACGGCCCACGCATCGTTCATGCGAGCCTTGAGCACAGAGATTTCGTTATCGGTTGCCTGAATGACCGTTTCGCCGAACGGCAGCGGGATCGGCACCACCCAATAAACCAGCGGAAATTGCATGGTCTGGATGCCGGGCGTCAGGACCGGCGAATTGAACCCGCCGCCATAGCCGGTGAATTGGCCTTGCACCATGCTCTGGCCCTGCACCGGCACGGTGATCTGAGACAGACCGCCATCGGCTCGCTGAGCCCCGCCAAAGAAGAAAAACAGCGACGGACAGGCGAAATAGATCTGCACAAACAGACGCGGAATCATTGCGCGTCTCGTCGTGGCCGTCAACTCAGTGTAGAGGGCACCAGTTGGAACCGCACCCTGGCCGGGTAGTGGCACTTACGCTTCTCCTCTCACTCGCCGCGGGCTTCTTTCAAAGCCGCCGGTATGGCGGTTGCCAAAAATGTCTCGTCGTCGCCGTTCATCAGCGCCTGATAGGCTTTATCGTTGGCGGCTTCGGCGGCGCGATCAAAGAAGTTCCACCGCGACCCTCCGGTGACCGCCGGTTCCGCAGGCGGGTTGAGCTTTTCATGCAGCGCTCTGGCGGCCTCGTGATCGGCGATGCCGCGCTGCTCCATCAATTGCTCGACGGCATCGATGCCCTCTTGCGTGTATCCGGACTCCCGCAACGAGGTTCGGCCAGCCATCCACCTGGTTTCCAGAGCGCGTTTGGCGGCGTCCGCCTCACGTTCCTGCTTTTCCTTGGCGCGCTCCTCGCGATCCTTCGCCAGATCCTCGCGGATCGAGGTCAATGCTTCGCTGAATTCGGTGCGGATGCGATGTTCGGGACCGGCCTCATCCGGAGCCGCCTCCGCAACCGCTTCCTGCAACAGCGCGCGGGCCTTCGCGTTCTTGCCGATCCTCACCGCAACGTCGTTTACCCGCCGCAGGTTGGCGAGTTCCGACTCGTCGATTTCGACTGTCGCCATCGTTTACTCTTTGGATCCGGCGTTCGGGACGTGCTGGATGCTCATACTGCCGGACTTGGAATTGGACGGGATGTGACTGGTCCGGCCACCAAGCTCTAGCTGCTCGAACGGCACACGGATGATCTGGCTGTCCTTTTTCGGCAGTGACTTCGTGGGATCGTTAAAAATATTGGCCATCGGGGTTCTCCGTTACGCTGGCGGCTGTGGCTGGGGCTGTGGTTGTCCGCCGGATTGGCCCGGCGCCTGCTGCATCTGCGCGGCGCGCATCGCGGCGATCTGCGGGCCTTGCTGGCGCTGCTGCATCAGACTGCGCTGCGCCTCGGTCATCTGGACGCCCTGACTGACCTCGCCGGGCGGAACGTGCTTGGCCATCTTGCTGATGCCGTCCCGCACATCGCGGGCGATGTCGGAGCCGGCCGGCAAAACGGCGAGGATGGTTTGCAGGGCTTGAATGTGGACGGCCAGCTTGGCCATCGCAGCAGCTTCAAGACCCCTGTTCGGGGTCGGCATAGTCGCGCCGCCAGGGCCGCTCGCTTGGCCTTGCGCTGAAGAGGGTTGACCTTGGGGGGGAGGGGAAGCGCCACCTTGCGGCGGCGCACCCGTCATTTCGCCTTCGGCCACGGACGCCGTTCCGGGATTTTGGGTTTCCCTTTACGTTTGAGCCGGGGCATCGCGCTACTTGCGACGACCCTGGCGCTTCATCATCCGCGACCGCGTCACGACTTAGTGCCGGCGGCCACGCCGCTTACGACGATCGCGAACGTCTACTGGAGTAAACATGGAAATCTCCGTCTCGGGTTGCGAACCCCGCAGCATCAACGCTCGGCGCTAGTGAGCGGAGAAACGACCGAAGCTGCGGACACATGCTGTATGGGCACGAACCGCAATCCGCTGCTATCCCTTGTCTTACGAAAAGTGTGTGTGGTATGAGTCTGTTTTATGGACGGCAACGGTAACGATACGCGCCTCAATACCAAGCAGGTCGCGGCGCTGTTGAAGGTCACGCCTAGAACAGTCGCCATTTGGCGCCAGCAGCGGATTGGGCCTCGATATTATCGGCGAGTGCGAAAAATCTTCTACCTAAAGGGCGACGTAGAAAGCTGGGAGTTCAGTAATCCGGGGAATTAGTGACCGTGCCCGCCACCGTGCTTGGCGAAGAACTCCGGATGCTCCAACATCAATTTCTGCCGCGCCGCCTCGCGCTGCTTCAGTCTCGCCAGCTTGGTATCCTTGTGTGCGAACGGCAGGTCTTCGATTGCGTCTTCCGGTCCAAGCACTCCCTGTTTGACGGCCCATGACGTGAGTTGGGCATGATCGTCGTGGTAGATCGGGCTTGACGAGTGTGAATCGACGGTAATCTGCCGATCGTCCGGGAGCTGAGACAACAGAAAATCGGTCTCCCCCTTCTCCGGATCGGTCCAATAAAGTTTGGCATCCTTGGATTGCAGAATCGCCAGGGTGTCGTCGGCAGCGGCGGCGCATTGACGCTCGATCAGCAGCGAGCGGTCGCGTAGCCGCGGGCTGCCTGTCTTCATCAGCGTATCCGCATGGACACCGGCCCTAACGCCGGTCTCGCCTTGCCCCGTCATGATCGGCGGGAACCCGGAAATGCGATCCATCAGTTGGATGAGTTCCCCGAGCATCGCGATCGCCTCGGGAGGCATCTGAGAGGTCAAGTCCTTCACATCGGCACCCTGCGTCAAGGGCATGTATCCCGACTGCCGCCATTTCCCGTAGACCTCGTCCGTGATGCCGTCATGGCCAATGAAGGCCAACAGTTTATCGAACTGAGCGCCCATTATCCGGCGGATGTCTTCCATGTGCTCAGAGATCCAGTCCTGAATCATCATCAGGTCGGTGATCTCGGATCGGCCCCAGAAATAGCCGGCTACGTAATTGGGCTGGATCATCGAGTACGGGTTGCGCTCGGGCACAAACAGATTCATGTGCTTGAACAACGGCGCTACCAAAATATCGGGCTCGATGAGCTGGATTGTCGTGTAGTCCTCTCCGCCTCTGGCGTCGTCCCTCACATAGAGTTCATGCATTGGGTAGAGGGGAGTCGAGGATCGCGGCTCCAGCGGCGCCACGCTGACATCATTGCCGACATTGGTTATGCCGCCAGGCATGGGTTGAGTCGCGTTGCGCTGACTGATGTTGAGAACCGCCGTCGATAGAACTTGGTGCATGAAGGATCGCGGAGCGCCTGAGCGGGTTTCCTTGTCGCCTTTGGCGAGGATCCGTTTGAACATCCGTTCCGCATTGGGCAGATTTCGGATGCGGCGCCATACCTCATGCCGGTTCATCCACACCGTCTCGGTAAGCGCCTCCTGCTTGTCGAGATCATTGATGCCCTCGTCAAAGACGCCGAACGCCCACGGCGGCACCAATTGCCCGCCGCGGTACGTAAAACCGCCATCAGAGTCCTGACCGGCCAACTGCTTCAGCAGATAAGAGCCATACCGCAGCGATTCGTTGACCCCGGCG